CAAGCGCAAGCCGAGGAAGTGGTCGGAACTTTCCGACGAGCTGTATCGTCTGCTCAAGGAGGCAGGGCTCTATGAATAAGACCGACCTTCTCCGCGTAGGCCGTGACGTGCTCAAGCCGTCCGACTCCGGCGACGTGGTCGAGTGGCTCGAGGAGAACGTGCTCGCCATCCCTGACTCGCCGATGCCCGGGCCGTTCCGATCGGAGCGCACGCCGTGGATCGCGGAGGCCTTGCGCATCGCCGCCGACCCCGAGACGCGGATGCTCACCGTCCTCGCCAGCATCCAGTCTGGCAAGTCCCTCTTCGCCCGCCTATTCACCTGTCACATCATCGCCAACGCCCCAGGCCCGACCGCGGTATTCCAAAGCACGGATGCGGAATCTAAGGACTTCGCCCTTCGCTACATGCGGCCCGTCTGGAACAACTGCCCGCCGGTGAAGGCCCGCATCTCGGTCGACGACATGGATCGCTCGACGACTACTGACTTCGACCGCATGACGCTCTACTGTCGCGGCCTGTGGAACGAGTCCAACCTTCAACGGCTGTCCCTGCGTTATACCATCGCCGACGAGTGCTGGATGGCACCGCCCGGGCACCTTGCCGAACTGAGCGCACGCGTGACTGCGTTCGGCTGGATGGGCAAACGCATCTTCATGTCCCAGGGCGGACGGGCTGGGCAGGAGTTCCATCAGCTGCACGAGTCCACCGATCAACGCGACTGGAACTTCCGTTGCCCCAAATGCGACACGCTCCAGCCATGGGTCTGGGAACAGGTCAGGTTCCCGGACGAGGCAAAGCAGACCGGCACATGGGATTTGCAGAAGGTCAGCACCGGCACGACTTACGAATGCGCCGGCTGTCAGGAGCGACTGCCCGACAACAACGCCACACGCCTCGAGGCGAACCGACGCGGCGCCTTTGTCGCGACGGCATCGGCCGCTAACTCCGGGCATATCGGCCTACATTGGAACAGCCTTGCGACGATGAGCTGGGGCGAACTGGCCGTGATGATGATCAAGGCGAAGGAGGCCGCTGACATCTACGGCGACGAAGACGGTCGCCGCCAATTCAAGCAGAAGAGGCTCGCCCTCAGCTGGGCGGAAGAGGGCGGGGAGATCGTGAACATCGCCCAAGCTGCGAACTACAACATGACCGACGACTGGGAAGGGGAGTCAGTCATCACGCCGAAGGGCAGGGTCGTCGACCGCGAGGGAGCGCCCGAAGGCTCCTTCCCTTTCCGCACGGCCGGCATCGACGTCCAACGTGGGTTCTTCTATTGTGCCATCCGCCGGTGGAATCGCACCGGGCACAGCCGCCTCAAGGCCTTCGCGAAGATTGACACATGGAACGACCTCGAGGCCTTCGTCAAAAAGCACGGCGTGCATCAGGCCATGGTCATGGTCGACTCGGGTGACCAGGCTACGGACGTATATCGGCAGACCGCGGCCCGTGGCTGGAAATGTGCGAAGGGCTCAGGCAACGAAGACTTCTCGGTCACGACTAAGGACGGGAAGACCACCCGCCGATTCTACTCCGACAAACAGGCCATCATGGTGCCCGGACTTCAGGCGCGGGCCGTCCTGATCGTCTGGTCGAACCTCGCCGGCAAAGACCTCCTGCACGGCCTACGCTCTCGGAAAGTATTCACCTACTCCCTCGACGCTGGCCAGGACTACGTCGACCAGATGAACGCCGAAGTCCGCGTGAAGGACAGGCGCACGGGGAAACCTCAGTGGCTCCTGCCTCAGGGCAAGAAGGACAATCACGCTTTCGACTGCGAGCTGCTCGGCCTCCTGGCTGCCGTCCGCTGGGGCATCGTCGGGAAGGAAACAACCGAAACCGACTTGCCTTCCGCGTGAACCCGGGGACACTTCACCTAAGCGGCGGCGCCGATAGTTGCGGGAAGAAGAGCTCGTGGCGTGGATATGGGCGTCGCCGCCCCCTCCGTTGCCAATTACCGCAAGATTAAATGGCACAAGGTATCTTCATCGGCCTGACGGAATGCGAGCTTCTCGACCTCAAGGCGAAGGCCCTTCAGCTCATCATGGACGGAAAGACCCTGATGTCCTACTCAGACTCCGGCTCTTCGGCGACGAAGCAGTTCGCCCTGCCTCCGAAGGAGATGCTTAACGAGGCTATGTTCGCCCTGAGCCGCCTCGACCCGGGCAAGTATGGTCGACGCTCGACGATGGTTTACACCCGATGGGACAACCGTTACGAATAATCTATGGCCCCCCGCAAGAAAGACCAGAAGCCCGCCAAGCCTTCCGCTAGGAAGAAGCCGACGACCGCGCCTCAGGCCGCGTCGAGTGGGGCCACGTTTAATAATCAGTATAGCGGCAACCAGTGGGGCAGCACCGTCCAGACCTACGCCCGCCGCGTCATCTACGCTCCGCAGCCGGACGACATGCGTCGCGACCTCTCGCCCTGGGATCGCAATGAGATGGTCAAGAAGTGCCGATGGGCCGAGCGCGAGTCCCCGCTCTTCCGCCAGATCCTGAATGACATCTGCATCTACGTCGTCGGCGACGGCATCAAGCCGCAGTCCCACGCCGAGAATCCCGAGACCGCTCGCCTTCACGAAGAGTACTTCGCCCGCGAGTCCAAGCGCATCGACGTCTCCGGCAAGTCCTTCTACCAGTGCCAGGGCGTGCTCATGCGCTCGGCCTTCCGAGACGGCGATGCCTTCGGCCTTAAGGTCATCAACGGTGACCGCGCCCAAATTCAAATCGTCGAGGCCCACCGCGTGGGCGACCCTACCGACGCAGACACCCCTGATGATTGCTGGGACGGCATCGGCTTCGGCAAGTATAACGAACCGATTTATTACTCTGTCTATCAAGCCGACGGCTCATCCCGCAAGGTCGAGGCTCAGTCCGTCATGCACATCATGGACACCGAGACCGCTTCAGGCTCTCGCGGCGTCCCGGTGCTTCAGTCCTCGCTCAACAGCATCCAGGACGTGAAGGAAATCCTCGAGCTCGAGCGTCGGGCCGTTAAGGACAACGGCGACGTGACCCGAGTCATCAAGAAGGGCTCTGGCTTCCTCGACGACGACGCGGCCTCCGAGATCTCGTCGAACCATAACTCCGCTGAGATCATCGCAAGCCAGATGGGCGGCAAGGCCATCGTGCTCGAGTCCTCTGACTCTTTCGAGTCCTTCGAGAGCAAGCGCCCGAACTCGACCTTCGTCGGCTTCCTCGCGGCGCTGGAAAAGGACATCTGCTCCGTCCTCCCCTACGAGTTCGTAAAGGACGTCACCGCCGCCGGCGGAGCTGGAGTCCGCCTCGTGACGGCCAAGGCCGCTCGCGTCTTCGGCAAGTATCAGAACATGATCATCGAATCATTCTGCCAGCCGACTTGGGAGTATATCATCGCCGACGGCATCGCCCGGGGCGAGATCCCCGACGACCCCCGCTGGTGGTCTGCCTCTTGGACGACCCCGAAGTCGGTCACCGTCGACGCCGGCCGTGAAGCCGCGAATGACCGGGCCGACATCGAGATGGGCCTGATGTCCATGTCTGAGCTCTACGGCCAGCGCGGCCTCGACTTCCGCTCCGAGATGGAGAAGCGAGCCGCCGACATGGCTCATATTCAGAACCTTGCCCGCCAGTACGGCATCCCGTTCGAGCTGCTCTTCCGCCCGACGAACACCCCGCTCGGCACGGTCGCCCAAGTCGACCAGGCTGAACCGCTCCCCGGAACCAACCTTAACGAAAAGAAATGACCCGCTTCCTATCCCATGCTCTCAAGGGCCGTGAGCCGATGCTCATCGACCCGTCCAAGGCCCAAGACTTCGCGGTCATGGCCGAGAAGTTCGGCTTCTCCGACATGCTCGCGCAGATCTTCGGCGTGGCCCCTGCCCCGTATATCCAGAACGGCGTTGGCGTCATCCCGATCGTCGGCCTGATCTCCAAGGGCGTCAGCCCTCTCGAGCGCATGATGGGCGTGACGGACGTCAATGAAATCTCGGCCACGCTCGACGCGATGGCTGCCGACCCCGCGGTCGAGAAGATTGCCTTTAACATCTCGTCCCCTGGCGGCACGGTCACCGGCGTCGAAGAGCTCGCCAACAAGATCCGCGACGTGGGCAAGCCGACCATGGCCTATACCGATAGCGAGATGGCCTCGGCTGCTTACTGGCTCGGCTCTCAGGCTGACCGCGTCGTCGCCTCCCCCTCGGCCACCGTCGGCAGCGTGGGCGTCTACATGGCCATCCCTGACATGTCCAAGCTCTACGAGTCCCAGGGCGTGCGTATGGTCGTCATCAAGTCCTCTGGCTCCCCGCTCAAGGGCGCCGGCATCGAAGGCACGTCCCTCTCTGACGAGCAGATGGCCGACCTCCAGGCTTCGGTCGACGGCATTCACGAAGACTTCAAGGCCGCCATCCGCGGTAAGCGCAAGATGGTCGCCGACTCCGCCCTCCGTGGTCAGGTCTTCTCGGGTAAGCAAGCCGCCGCCCAGGGCCTAGTCACGGGCTTGGCCGACTCCTTCTCCAAAGCCTTAGCCTCATTCTAAAACCTATGCCCCGCATCTTCACTGACATCGACGACACAATCCTGAAAGACGGCCAGCCCGTCGAGCGCGTCATCGACTACATCGACGAGGCCGCCGAAGAGGTGGTCATCCTGACCAACCGCCCCGAGTCCGACCGCGAGAAGACCGTGGCCGACCTCGCCGCCACTGGCCTCGAGTATCAGGAACTGATTATGAATGACGGCTCCGAAGAGGCTCCGGCCTTCAAGGCCCGCGTCATCAAGGAACGCCTGGACAAGGGCGAGCGCGTCGACCTGTTTATCGACAACCGGGCCGACAGCCGCGAGGCCGTGGCCGCCCTGGGCGTCGAAGTCATGGCCCCCGAGGATGTGCCTGAAGTCGTCGAAGAGTCCGAAGAAGAAGTCGAAGACGAGGTCGAAGAGGCCGTCGTCCCCTCGGCCAAGGTTGCCAATTTCCGCAGGACTAGCATGACCATCGAAGAGCAACTCGTCCAGGCCGCCGCCTCGCTTGCGGGCCTTACCGCTGAACGCGACGACCTCCGCACCACCGTCGAGAAGATGACCGTCGGCGCCTCCGCCGAACTGGAGTCCCTCAAGGTCGAGGCCGCCGCGTCGTCCTCCAAGGTCGCCGAACTGACCGCCGCCCTCGAAGCCTCCGCGAAGGAAGCCTCCGAGCTGAAGGCCAAGGTCGCCGAACTCGAAGGCTCGAAGGCCACCGCCTCGAAGGAAGCCGCGAAGATCGTCGCCTCCTTCGGCACCGAGCCCGTCGAACTTCCGAAGGGCGACTCCCCGGTCAAGATGAGCAACGCCGACATCAAGGCCGCTTATCTCGCTCTCCCTCCTGGTCAGGCCCGCATCGCGTTCTTCAACGCGCACAAGGCCGCTCTCATTTCCCTCTAACCCTCACTCCCTAACACACTACTATGGCTACCGTCCTACCTACCGCTCCGGCTATCCTGTCTGACTACATCGTCCAGACCGTCGCCGGCAAGCTGCCCATCCTCAACAACATCTCCGTCAACCTCTCGGCCTCTGTCGGCCGCGCGGGCAAAACCGTTTTCGTCCCGATCATGGGTTCGGGCACGGCCTCGGAATTCAACAAGGCCACCAACACCCTCGCGGATGTTGACGGCGCCACGATGACCAACTCCTCGGTCACCCTCAAGCACTTCAAGTACGTCGACGAGTTCAGCCCCCTGGACATCCAGGAGTTCGGCATGCAGTACCTCATCAACGCTTACGCGAAGACCGCCGCTCAGGCCATCGTCGACAAGTGCTGGGAAGAAATCGGCGCCGTCTTTACGACCGCCAACTTCGCCACTGAAGAAATCGTTACCGTCAATGACTTCGGCTATGACGACGTGGTGAACGCTCAGTTCCTCCTCGACACCGCCAAGGCTGGCCAGCCCCGCTCCTTCCTCGTCGGCAACGGCTACCTGAAGGCCCTCCGCAACTCGGCCTCCCTCGTCAGCTCCCTCAACCCGAGCGCCAACACCGTTGTCACCACCGGCAACGTCGGTCAGGTCGCCGGCATGGACATCTACCAGTGGAACCAGATCCCGAACGTCGAGAATCTCGCGGGCGTGGCCATGGGCCCGGATTCCCTGCTCGTCGCGACTGGGGTGCCGATGGCTGAAATCGCCGGCTTCAACGCCAGCGTCGCCACGGCTGAGTCGGGTCTCTCCGTCCAGGTTCTCGTCGGTCAGGCTGAAACGGGCAACATCCGTTGCATCGCTCAGATCCTCATCGGCGCGAACAAGGGCCGCGGCACCTCGGCCGTCCGCTACGTCACCGCTGCCTAAGCGGCCTGACATCGAAAACGGGGGCTCCGCAATGGGCCCCTTTTTTGTGCCTGTTTGCCAATGGCCGCAGGGTTATGAGTTTATACTCTGAGTTCCTGCCCGACGCGAAGGAGATGGTCGCCGATTTTGCCGTGGCCGGTTCGGCCAACTCGGGAGCGATTACATTCGCTTGCCTTATCTCCGACCCCGCCGTGCAGACCGTGCTCGAAGCAGGGGGGTATATGGAGCGAACCCAGTACACCGTCCGCCTCCCCGCCGCAACGGCCTCCTGGAGCCTTCCAGATGGGTCTACGGGGGCTTCCACGGCCATCATCGTCGGCGGCGTCCCCATCCCGTCCCTCGCCCAGGGCAAGAAGATCGTGGCCGGCGGGAAGAACGTCCGCATCACGACCCAGACCTATAAGCCCGGGTCGGCGTGGGTCACCCTCGTCGTTATCGACGATAACCAGTAATGCCGGCCAAGGTCTCCATTGAGCCGAAGTCCCTCGCTCAGTTTGTGGAGGCCTGTCGGCAATTCGCCGCGGCGACTAAGATCACCATGCGCGACGCCGTCCTCGAGCAAGCGGCCTTTGCTTGCCAGGACGCGGCCAACTTCACGCCCCCACTGGTCAAGGGCGGAGGCGGAGGCCTTACCCCTGCGGCCAAGAAGGCGGGCCTCGGCGCCGTAGCCGGCGACATCTCCAAGATTTTCGTAGCCGCAAACGACTCCTCGGCCAAGGGCGTAGCTGGAAACCTCGTCAACCAGATGGCCTTCGCGGTCAAGGCCGGCGACTTCGGAACCTTCTCCCGCCTTACCGAGGGCGGCAGGCTCTCCGGCATGCTCGGCCAGCGCAGCGTCCTCTCGAAGATCGCGAACGACGCCGACAAGCAGCGGGCCTTTGCCAAGGCCAAGAACTTCCTGAACCGCGCCAACCCCATCAAGAGCGAATACGGCACGCAGGGATTCGTCCGTGATCTGCGGACAATCCATGACCAGGTCAAAGGCAAGTTCGGCGGACGCATCAAGCAGGGCCGCCGCCCGGTGACCGCCAAGCTGCTCGTGCAGGACAAGTCCGAATTGCAGGAATACATTGAACGCCGTCAAGCCATGGTCGGGGCGGTCAAGTCAGGTTGGGCCAAGGCCCTTGCCAGCCTCCCCCGCCCAAAGGATAACAACGGCCAGCAAGGCGAGCCCGGTGCCCAGCTGCGCAAGGCCTCTTGGATTACCTCGCATTCTGGAGTCCCTGGGACTAACGTGACGGCCTTCACCGACAAGATCGCCGAAGTCTCCGTGACGAACACCCTAGGCAACATCAACGCAATCGCCGACGAGGCTGGAGTCCTCGGCCTAGTCTACGGTAACCGCGTCAAGCAGATGCCCGCCATGATTCGTTACCGCCTCCGCAAACCCGTCGACAAATTTAACCGCAAATAACATGGCCTTTACCAAATCCATCCGCCACATCGTCGAGGGCACGCTCGCGACCTATCTCACCGCCCAGGCTGGTCTCGCCGGCGTGGCCATCCTAACGGGTGACAGCGCCGCGACCCAGACCCTGCCCAAGGCCGTCGTGCTCTGCGACTCCGCCCGGGCTCCTGGCGACCTCCCCGAAGGCCTCGGCAACTTCGATTGCTCCGTCCGCATCACCCTTTTCTCGAACGCCGACGACACGACGCTGGCCGTACACCGTGCCCGCTGCGCCGCCCTGTCCGACTGCATGCGGAGCGTGGGCCTGATCCAAGACGCCTTCGCGGTGACCGGCGACGCCCTCTGTTACGACGTCACCTATCGCTCCGAAGACGAGGGCATCGACGAGCGTTCCTGGGCGACTTCCTTCGCCTTCGACATCCTGACTTGCCTCAACCCCGAGTAGGTTGCCAATTAAAGCAGGAGTAAGATGAGCGAAGTAAACAAAGGCGTAGTCTGCCTCTACGGAATCGGCGCCGGCCAAGTGGCCTCGCTTTACGTCCAAAGCTACTCCGTGAGTTCCGGCTTTAACAACACCGGCACGGTGGTCGACGAAGAAGGCAACACGGTGACCGCTCGTTACGACGACCGACGCTCCGAGATTAGTGTCGAGGGCGTGGCGAAACTCACGTCCGTGCCGCAGCTCGGCGCCACCCTTACCTTCACCGCGAAGACCGCCTCGGCTTACCCTGGCGGCGCGGCTTCGGTCAGCTTCTCGGGCACGATCACCAAGGTCGACGACCGCGGCAGCTCGAAAGGTTTCGTTTCGGTCAGCATCACTGCTGAGTCTTACGAGCTCATCACCTACTAATTGACACCCCCGCAAGGGGTGCAATCTGGAGGGAGTGGATCGTCGCTTCCTAAATTCACAGGTAGACCCGGCGCCGTTCAAGTTGCTTGGTAGAACCTTATACCCGTGGTGTCTCAAATACCGCGTGCGCTTGCATGCGTTCAACTCCCCTCTGGTGTTGGGGTCTCAGTCAGTCAGCCCTGCCGACCTACTCTTCGCCTGTCAGGTCTGCGCCGAGGAACCGCTCGGGGAGGTCGGCCTGATTGACCGCCTTCGCCTCTCGAGGCTTAACGACAACCCTGCCAAGTTCGAGATGCTCCTAAACGCCTTCGCCGGCTACATCCTGGTCGACGACTGGCCGAAGTTCTGGGAGCAGGATCAGAAGAAGAGCGGCGGGAACAAGGGCCTCCCCTGGCCGATGAGCATCGTCGCGAACCTAGTGGCGAACGGAGTGCCATACAAGCAAGCGTGGGAGATGCCTGAATGCCAAGCCGTGTGGCTCAACGCGGCCTTTGCCATGCGCAAGGGCGTCGACGTGGCGATCATGTCCCCGGAAGAGGAGGCCTACATCGAAGAGCAGCTGAAGGCCGGCGAAGGGGAGACCCCCGTTGCCAATCCCGCAGGGTAAAGAGACCATGGCCCAAGACCTGACCGTAAATATCAAGACGACTTCCGACGTCCCCCAGGCGATGGACAAGTCCAAGACCGCCGTCGTCTCGTTCTCCAAACAGGTCGAAGACATCCAGAAGAAGTTCTCGACTGCGTTCAAGGACATCTTCCTCGGCTTCACGGCCCCGATGATTCTCCTACAGGGTGCCATCTCCTTCATCAGCGGAGCGATTGCCAAGGCCAAGCAGGACGCGAAGGACGGCCTCGACCTGATCGCCAAGGGCGAGACGGTGTATGCAAGCTCCGAAGAGGCGAAGATGGCCCAATTCTTCAAAGCCAAGAAGGCGCGGGAAGAAGAGATTAAGAGTGTTGAGGCTGGCCGAATTGAACTTGCAGAACGATTCCTTACTGAAACTAAGGAGGGTCAAGGTATGCGTGAACGTGCGGTCTCTGGTGCTGTGTCCATGCAGATGAGGGCTCCAAGCTTAAGCGAAATGGCCCGCCGTCCTGACATACAAGCTGAAGCCTTAGGTCGTTTCCTCAAATCCCCTGAAGGCCAGGCATTCAAACCCATCTTCGAGGAGAAAGAAGCCGAGAAAAAGGCCGGATCGTTCAAGGGCCCCGAAGGCTTCGGCACGGTCGTCGGTGTCGGAGCCAACCCGGTCATGGAGGCCATGACCCGCCAGAACGAGATCCTCGAGGAGATTAAACTCATCCTTCAGGAGCAGAGCATCGAGAACCGCGGCGGCGTCCCTGCGCCGTTCACCGACCGCGCCGTCCCCCTGACCGCCGCCAAGGAGGGCGTCGCCTGATTTTATGGCCCAAGTAGCAAAAGGAAAAACCCTTCTCACCGCCGAGATTCAACCAGGGTGGACGGTGCAATCGGACGGCTTCGGCCTCATCACGTCGACGACGACCTATAAGGCAGACATCGCGGCGCCGATCACGTCGTTCCAGCGCGGGCAGCCGCATCCCGACGCGTTCTATTCCTACCTGAAGGCGCACAAGTATCAGATCAGCTGGGACAATCTCCGCTATAAGACCATCAAGGTGGACTACGTCGGCATCGACCCGGACGTGGGTGGCGGAGTCCGCACGCTCGCCAACACTTCCGTGGCGAACGGCCTGACCGCTGAGAACATCACCTCACACACGAACTTCTTCGAGCGAGACGTAAACTATACCGTCGGCCCTCTCGCCGGCCTGCCTTCAGACTTCGGCGGCGCTTACGACGACTCGACCCTCGGCCCTCCCGTGACGGTCATCGCGGTCGGCGGCCCTAACGTTGGCAAGCCAGTCGTCGTCCCGTCCTCCGAAGGCTACAACGGCGCATGCTTCGAGACCGGTATGGGCGGCCGTTTCATCGGCTTCGTCGACCCCGATGTCCCGTACCTTTACGGCAAGACGCAGTACCTTGCCCGCACGACGACCTATTCGGGCGTGATGTATACGACCTCTCAGTCAGACGTGCAAGCGCTCTATGCCTTGCTAGGCTCAGCTACTGCAACGCGCTCCTGGGGCGTCTTCAACCTCATCCCTCTATGGGGCCCTGCCGGAACGGGAACCTACGGGAAGCAGAACCTTCTCTCCCAGGTCAACGTCGAGGAATACGGCGCGCTCTATAAGGTCATCTACGAGATCCGCTACTCGAAGGAAGGCTGGCCGCCTGACGTCTACGTCAACATCTGACGACCGATGAGCATCCAGCCCGGAGTCGGTTATACATTCAACGCGTCGAGCCAAGGGACGACCCTGAACATCGAGAAGCCCTGGGGGCCGTGGGCCGTCTACCCGGTCACCGAGGAGGTCTGTCCGTTCACCATCGTCGACGAATCCTCAGGCACGACCTACAAGTTCAGCTGCACGCCTGGGATGGTCAACTCGGTCATCCCTCAGATCGGCATCGCCCCGCTTGCGACTAAGCGCCTCGACTACGTTCCGACCCCGACGACGGCCTTCAACTTCGACCCGGCCACTGGTTACTCGTATATCTACCTCAAGGTCTCGGCGGACTATTCCACTCCTCCGACCCTCTACCCTGTGACGGATCAGGCAGACATCCTTTATCCGCGCATCATCTCGACGAGCATTCAGCAGGACGCAACGGACGACTCGGCCTTCTTCCTCCTCGCTGTCGCCTACCAAGACCAGACCAACCCGGGCGGCGTTGCTACCCCGATTGTAATCACTCAGCTGACGTGCGGCTCTCAGTGGTCTGACCGAATCAAGGTCGGGTCGGCTGTCGCGAAGTACTTCTTCGCCCGATCCTAATGCCCCTGCCTCCGCTGACGAAGGATTACATCACGGTCGGCGGAGCGCAGACATTTAGCGGCACCGTCTGGACGTGGGGCCAGATGCGAACTGCTGTTTACGCAGGACAACACGGAACAGGCTCTTCCTACTGGGGAAACTCTGGACACGCTATCGACTATTATGACACCGGCTTCAACGCAATCGACGCTGTCGAGTCCGGCAACCGGCTATTCCGCGGACAGGCTTTTAGCACCGTTGGTTATAACGATTACTCAACGGGCAACCCCACTCCAGGCGCTCCCGATATTCAGCGATTCTTTTACGGAAGTTTCTTTGAGTCTCCCCCCGGGTCTGGCATCTTTGTCCCTGGCATCGGCAGCGGCCTCGACATCGAAGAACAGGCGACCATCTTAGGCGGCGCCACGTTCGTCGGCTCAGGTGGCAGCGTCACCACTGGCCCGACGTCCTATGACAACTCTGACCCCGCCGGCCAGAATATTGGCACGACTCCGCTGGGCACGGTTTCGTCGGTGACCTTGTCATTCTGAGGCCCCCTTGCCAATCTCCGCAGGGTTAAGAAGACCCGATGAGCTGCTCCAATACCGCCGTATTCTCCCGAGGGGACAGTTTCTCCAGCGTCTGGACTTGGGTTCCCGGGGCCGGCGAGCCCGCCAATCTCCTCGGCACGACCATCGCCTCGACCCTCCGCGATCGGAGCGGCAAGGAATACCCCCTCGTCATCGTGCTGGCTGGCAACGGCCTATCCTTTACGGCCACCTTCCCCGGTGACACCGCCGACTGGGCCCTCGGCCTCGCGAGCTGGGACATCCGCTTCACCTTCCCTGGCGGCCCCGTGACGCATTCGACCATCTTCCGCGTGCAGATCCAGGAGACCATCACTCAAGCTTAACATGGCGACCATCAACGGAACATTCAACAGCCTGATCGCGGGAACGCTGTCGGGCACCGTCGCCACCCCTGGCGCGACTGGCCCCGCCGGCCCCGCCGGCCCCGCTGGCCCTCAGGGCGTCCCAGGAGCTCCCGGCGTGGGCGTCCCTGCTGGCGGAACTACGGGCCAATTCCTGACCAAGTCGAGTAACCTCGATTATGCGACTGGCTGGTCGACCCTATCTCTCGCCGGCTACGCGACCGAGTCCTGGGTGACCGCTGGTTTTTATCCTCTCACTGGAAACCCCTCGGGCTTCCTGACGGCCTCGGCGCTTACGCCCTACCTGACCAAGGCCGATAATCTCGGCAGCCTGACCAACTTCGCCACGGCCAGGGATAATCTTCAGCTAGGCACGCTCAATAACCCGACCTTCGCCGGCCTCACGTTGCAAGGCTCAGGCGCTAACGTCGGACAGTATACGCCGACCTCCCTAAGCCTTAGCCATACGACCTTCGGCTCCTTCGTGATCTCGCCCTCCTCGGGCATCACGTTCCCTGACACCTCCATTCAGACGACTGCCTTCGTCGCCGGCTCCGGCTTGCCCACTGGCGGCACGGTCGGCCAAGTCCTGACGAAGAACTCGGGCACGAACTTCGACGCGTCCTTTGCGACGCTCATCCCGGGCGACCGCTACCTGACGACCTCGACGACGAGCAACACCCTTAGCAATACGAATAAGACCTTCACGATCGGCACCGGCCTGTCTTACACGCCGACCCAAAGCATCACGATCTCTTACGACGCGTCGAACCATATGCACGGCGAGGTGCTGACGTACAACTCCGGCACTGGCGTCCTGACCGTGGACATCAATCACCACACCGGGTCGGGAACGTACGCCTCTTGGACGGTCAATGTGGGCGGCGTTGTCCCTGCGGCCTCCGTTGCCTGGGGCGGCATCACCGGCACGCTCGGCAATCAGACCGACCTTGCGACGGCGCTGAATGCGAAGCTCGAAGTCACGACCGCGGCCTCGACTTACTTCACGATCGCTTCGGCCGCCGGCAAGGCGAACCTCTCCGGGGCGACGTTCACGGGAAAGGTCAATATGGCCACGATTGCTGCCTCGACTCCGAGCATCAACCTCGGCGGTCAATGCGACTCGGCTCCCGCCAGCGCGGCCAACGGCGATCTCTGGATTTCCAACGCCGCTTCGCCGAAGATCACTTATCGAACTGGCGGGGTAAACTACAACGTTCCCGTCCTGAACCAGTTCAACACGTTCACGGGCCAGATGGTCATCAACACGACCTCGTCATCGACCGCCGCCCTGCGCGTCACTCAGCTCGGAACCGCCAACGCCATCGAAGTCGAGGACAGCACGTCCCCTGACTCGACCCGATTCGTCGTGGATCAGCACGGCAGGGTCGGCATCGGTGTCGCCCCGGATACGTTCGCCGCGCTGAAGGTGGACGGCAACG